CTGCTTCAGCATTTCTTACCTTCTCGTCATACTCCTCGTTCAAGATATAGTGAGTGTTTGGTTTATTCCAAACAACTGCTGGTTCAACAAAAGTACTAACACTTCTATCCTCTAATCCTATCTTAGCAGTTCTATTGAGTTGTGTATAGATGTTTGCCTTTCTTTGACTGATAATTTGAGAGTTCTCTGAGTTTCTAATAAAACGATATCCCGCTCCTTGATAATCTGCGTAATCATTTATACCGTTAACAATCTCAATCTCGTCAAGATAATTTTGAAAACTTGTTGGATTTACAGATATGTTTGAGACATTCCACCTTCCGTCACCGCCAGTGATTCTCTTTCTTGCTATCCATCTAATGTAAATTGGGTTATGAAAATTTTGACCCAAATCTACTTCCTCTTGATGTAGTGTTGTACCGAATGCGAATACACGTAATGTTGTCCAGGTGCTGTCGAGTTTATATTGAAAATACAAATTCTCACCCACGACTGAAGTTATTTCTTCTGCGTCAAAACTTATTGTGAACTTTCCTCTAATTGGGTCTGCATATTCTTCTACTATAAAGTTATATGCTGCTCCTGGAATTGGGTCTTCAACAGAACCCGCTGGTAAAGCAGCACCTGTAGTGGAAAAATCAGGTATTGTAAATGCCTCGTCTGAAATCATTTCCACATTATATTGAAAATCACTTCTTGGGATTTGATGAGATATGTAAGCGTTATCATGATTTTTACCCGTAGGGGTGTGAATCGTGTTTCTGTTTACTTTGTGAATATTTGGCAAACCATTTGTATCAGGAACGTATCCCTGCGAACCCTCATATATGGCACTATGTGCTGTCAGGTCTTCTCTGTGTTCGTCCCTTTCGTCAAGATTTCTAAAATTCATAGAATTATAAACACTGAATTCTTCTGCCACTCTGTCCAAATAACCTCGTGACAAAGTAAGTGGGTCTCCTGGTGCTGAGAATCTTTCCACGATAACGTGCTTTGATTTTCCAAAAACATCACCGTTAATGTCTGTTGTTCTATCGGGTAGGGCAAAGTCCTGTGCGCCATCAATTGGTGCAACTGTTAAAACGTCTGCGACGCCTTCATTCTTGATAAACCATCTGTTGTTTTTACTTCTACCAGAAGTCTGTACTATTTCGTAATCTCTCGTATAGTTTCCATATACCTTTGTTTCTGTACCTGCATCGAGGTCTTCTTCTGTAACATTTTTATTCTTTATGTTCTCGACATTCACAGGTCTCTTTGCAAGTTCGTCTCTTGTATAGCGAGCAGCAGGTTGACCTAATTCGAATGGATGTTTTAAAGTTCCAGAGTCGTCAACAAATAACTCTGGTCTATCTGTTTGAGTTGCATAGTGTATGTGCCTATGCTGATTACCACCTACCCAAGTCTCAGTAAACGGACCCTGAACTGGAATCTCTGCATCTTCACCATAAGAATCATTCTGGAGGTTTGTAATTTCTGGTGTTGGGTCTGCCTCTGTCTCATAGTAAGGATAAATAAAGTCCCCGTCTGCGCCAAAATCTACAGTTGAATCCTCCACAACGATGTTGATTGTTCTTTTAACAGATTGGTCATCGTAAGAAAATCCCTGATAGATTACTGGGTTTGTACCAAAAGTGACTGCAATACCAGAAGAATTAGAAACTTTAGTTGACGCTCGAACAAAACTATTCGGGTCTTTTGTTGTTGGAGAATAGTTCGCACCGCCATGAATTGTAGGAGCAATGTCTAGGTTTAACTTATAGGGTTTAGCAAGTGCTCTGATGACATATGCTTGCCCCGAGTAAACTGCTCCTGGAATACCTAGTCCTGCGGGAGATTCTCTCAGAATTGGTCTATCTTCTTCTACGAAATCAGACCCACGTTTTGTGACTTGAGTATTCGCACCTGTCTTCCTTGTAGATACTCTACGAAGTATTTCTCGATTTTCATCAACATCGGTGTCACCAGTCGTGACAAGCGCATCGGTACCTTGAACTCTCTGGTCATACCATAGAGAAGATTCAACTTCAGTGAAGGAAGTTTTCGATGCTGAACTGGAAAAAGAAATAAAAGGAACTCCTCCTGCGTGTAGAGGAGTTGAACCTGTAATAATCACAGTACTATCACTTAATGTTGCTGATAGATTTGGTATTGATGAAAATGCCAATGCGAACTGTTCTGCAATTTGTTCCTTAGTGGTCAAACCAAATATTTGCGCCTGCACCATTATTTGCGTTGGGTTTGATAAAACAACATGCCCTGTTGGAAAAACATTGTCGTCATCAAATGCCACTAGCGATATGAATCCAGCGCTGTCTGTAATCATCCACGACCTGTTGTCATAATCAGAAGCGGAATCATTAAAAAATTCTACCGTTGCTTCTGAAATTTGATAATCTGGGTGACCGTCTTTCCAGTTATATGTAAGTTCATTAATACCTTTTACAATACCGAGAGGTGGTTCGCCTGCCATCTCTAATGTTGGAAATTTTGTCCAATATTTATTTCTCTCAAGAACGTGCGACTCGACCATATTTCTTAAATCAGCAGAGAAATTACTAGACACTGGAATAAGTTCTTGTAACATCAAACCAATGGAAGAATCAATCCATTTGTATAACTCAATATACTTTTCTAAACTTGGTACATTATTAACTTTCTCAAAATACCGTGCTCTGAACTTTTCCAACGCTTTATACTGTAGTCTGTATCTGTTGACTGGTTGCCCAATCAAATCGTTGAACTCTACGATAGTAGCAAAAAGATTTATCATATCGTCAGAGATGACCTGATACATACTCTTTTCTGCTGCAAAGAAGTGAGTCACAACTTGTGCATCTTTTGTAAAAGTCAAATCGTCTTGTGTTCTAATCTCAACTAAGTCTTCAGAATTAATAACCTCTGGTGTTCTATGTTTTGCAGAATATATGTATTCTCTATTAACAACCTGTTTATCATCTGCTGTGAAATATTTACCTCGACCAGTTATCTCACGACCTACAAGGTCAGTGAACCAACCAAATCTCGAATTGCTAAGTAAACTGTTAGTAGAATCTGATTCTAACCCAAATACGGGTTGGATGGAGCATTGACCATGCATTGTTCCGTGAAACCCGCCAACATAATCTCTAATTCCATTTGGAGTTGCCGAGTCAATATCATCTCCCATTTTCCACCAGGAAATAATATTGTCGTAAGTAGAAGAATCATTCAAGTCCTTTACTTTACCACCGTTGTATATTTCTTGTATCTCAAACGAGTTAAGTTCTTTGCTATAGACTGCTGTATCTGCAATGTTTCCCTCAAACAACGTAAGAAATGCATCTGGTACATTTGTGTGGTCGTAATGCGCTGCGCCGATGGTCACAGGCGATTCTGTGTTTCTTACAATTTGATATGTCCCTGCTTTGACCTGAGTGCTTGGAACTTCTTGACCATCGACGTACAATTTCATACCCAAGGAAGTAGATGCGAGGTCTGGGTTACCATCGAAAGTTACTGCTACTTGTTGCCACTGACTTGCAGTCAAAACAGAAGTATTGGAAGTAATTGTGATGTTGTTGACAGTGGAGTGAGCACTGCAATCGTAAAGTATAAACTGAAGTTCTCCATTGTCTCTATGCCAGAATACAAACTCTGTATCTCTTTTTGTTGGGTCTCCAACAGACATTGAAGAAAATTTCGTTATAATTGCTCCTCGGTCTGCGAGACTACTAGGATTAATCCAAGCAGAAATTGTAAAAGGTTTGTGAACCGTTCCGTTGCTAACATCTGTTGAATCCGAAAAGGTAAAAGCATTATCATCAGAAGATATAACAATATCCGTGTCAGCAATAGATGCTGCTGTACCATCGAAGGCAATCGAATTCTTATTTATCGGAATAAGCGATGAAACAACAGAAGTTTCTGTGTCGGAAGATAATCCTGGTTCTACTGCTATTGCTGCTCCATTTTGTAGTGTTCCATGAAACCCGCCAACATAATCTTTAATTCCATCAGTTGAAAGGTTATCCAAGTGGTCGCCCATCTTCCACCAAGAGATAATAGAAGCAGTATCAGAAAATTCATCCATATTCTTTACTGAGTTTCCGTTAAAAATTTCCGTCACCTCTGCGGCGCTTAATTCTTTGTCAAAAATACAAATGTCTGCTAATCTATCTTCAAATATTCTATTATTATTACCAAGTTCCGTAGTAGCACCAAAAGTTAGAGGAGTTACTGTATTTCTCAATCTCACATATGTACCTGCCTCAGTGTTTGCTGATGCTGTTAGTGCCCCATCTGTATAAAGTTTAATTCCAGATGCGTCTGCACTGCCATCATAAGTCGCCACAACATGGTGCCATGTTGCATTACTTAAAGATACAACAGTCGCCTGTGCTCGGATAGCGTTTCCTTGAGCATTCAGGTCACTGTCGTATAGAAAAAATTGTATCTCACCATTTTGTTGTTTAAAAATATACTCGTTTTTCTGTGAACCTGAGTTATTAGATTTAGTAACAAAAGGTCCGTTAGCAGTCGCTACGTCTTCGACATAAACCCATGCAGATATTGAAAAAGGTGTATCATTTACTCCATCCGTGGGACTGAATTCGTCTTGGTCACTAACAATAATATGGTCATCTGAACCGTCAAAAACTATTGAATTCTGGTTTGTAGCAACTGATGAGGTTGTCTCTGTTTGAATTTCAAGAGACTGAGATAAATCGTCAACAATAAACTCTCCACTTATATCAGTAGTTGAAACTTCCGAGAAGTCCCAATGCATCACCAGTGTATCTCTTCTTGGAACCTGTATTGCAGAAGAGGTGTCAGTGTTGAATTCTTCGTCAAACATGTATGCTTCTTCATTTGGATGTAGTCTACCAAAGTTCGAAGCATCGGACGCATGTGCTCGAATTTCCTCATTCGAGACATCATCGTACCAGAACAAAGTAGAAGAAATCTTAATTCTCGTGTCCTTATCTAATGATTCTACTTCTGGATTTCCTGATGAGTGAAGGGCACCAACCGATACAAACTTATCTGATGATAAAATATCTCTCGCATCTGCTTCCAAGACTGTGCCTACAACCCACTCTTCGTCTTCTATAACATCTGCAAGCATTCGCACGCAATATAACTCTGCTGTAAAATCCGTCGTAGAACCGCCAGAAACGACGCTGGAGAGGCGTTTCTTTGGTACAAGTCTAACTGCAAGGTTCCACTTTGAATTTTCATAAACTGACTTAAAATAATCTGTTTCTAGTGTTTGTCCGTTGAAAGTTAGAACAAACTTTACATTTTCAGAAAGAGGGTCGCTATTTTCTTTAACCGCCTTCAAATCGAAGATGGAATTAGAAGTGTAGGTACCAAGATATCTGCCTAGATAAGCAATATGCTCCTCCAAATTTGTTGGTGGGTCATATTGTGGATGGTCCGTAGATACCCTCTTTGGGAATATTAATTCTGTTTGAAAAGTAAAGGATAAATTTGGTGACATACCGCCTGGGACGCCTCTAATATAAGAAGTTGAATTAGTATTACTAGGGTCTTCCTTCGTATATATAAGACCATCTTGTCTATCAGCATCATTAAAATCGACAAACTTTTTCTTAATAGCGGTTGTTCTTCTGGTGTCTTCCAGAGTATAGTCGGCACCGTCAGAGTATAAATTTATCTTTACGAGTTCGTCGTCAATACCAAAACAACGGATAAGATTTCTGAATGCTTTCTCCGTACCCTTTGATTTATAGATATAAGAAAGGTTATTATAAATGTTTTGGTAGATGGTATTCTTTATGTCTTGAAGTTTTTCCTCAAACTTCTCTTGCTCTCCTCGTGAAAGGATTTCCTCAAAAGCGCTTGCTTCTGTGAACAAGTCAGGAACAACCATGCCTGCTGACTCTAATGTTTTTCTGATAAGAGAATAAGGTTTATTTGTTCTTTCCTCTAATGTATGATACTCTACATCTTTAAGACTTACAAGTTCTTTTATCTTTATTTGTGCCGAGTCAAAGTAACTGGAGATGACTTGTGAAAGTTCTTTTACATTTTCTCCCTTTTCCTCATCCTCCTCGATAATCCAAGCAGGCATTGTGTGGTAAATACTTGAGTTGTTTGTATAGTCGTAGTTCAAACCTTCATCCATATATGACTGCTTAACAGAAACAAAATCAGGATGTGCAGAGTATATAATAGGTTCCTTGTCTTCTAAGACATTGAAAAATCCAGACTCATCAAATGACGACCCTGTATTTCGTACCGTCTTGTCATAATTTGTTATTTCTCCGTTCGATATTCTACCAGAGTAGTCAAGAACAGTTGAATCAATATTTGTATTGCCAGTGATACCCTCATTGAACTTATAATAAACACCGAGGTCTACTTTTCTATTCTCTAAGTTATATTTTTTCTCATCCGTGTTTGTACCGCCGTGTACATGCGTGTGCCAAAATCTTGCAATCTCTTCTTCTGTTCTTCTTCTCTTCCAAAAACGAAACTCATCAATATATAACCCATCAACAGTATTACTTCTAGTTCCGTTAACTGCGGTCATTGTTCCGTTAATGTTTAGATAAAGTTCTTCTTGTGAAATACTAGAAAGAGCAGAACCACCCTTGAGAGTTCTTAAAAGAGTTCCGTTTTTGTAAATCTCAATCTTTGCATTTGCTCCGTCATTAATAAATGTAAAAGCGAAATGATTCCAAGTTGATTCCATGAACGTAGCGCCGATGGCGTCAATAGTCGAAAATCCACTGCCACTGTCGTCTGTATAATCAATTTCAATAAGACCATTATTGTGTTTAAAAGAAATTCTTGTCGAGTCTATATTTCCGATTACAAAAGGAAAAACAGTTATATCTGGATTATCCATCTTTGCCCAGAATTCTATAGTATTACCAATCTCTGCGTCAAGATATAAATTAGAGTTTCTGTAGATTGAAGTATCCCAAATATTTGAGTTGCCTTGTTTTATCGGGAATTGTTTTGATAATTCCTCTTTTTCACCCTCGATGATACCTGGTTGTTTATTTGGACCGCCCTTGACAAAGATAGATTGTTCTGTTCCAAGACGGACATAACCAGTACTCTTGGGATAAGCGTTATCAAGAATCCACAAGTCGAGTTCAGAAGAATCTTGAAACCATTTTTCTTTTTCAGAGTGTGAACCATCGTAGGGATACGTTTGGTAAATTCTGTTAAATGAATCTTCATAATATTTCTGCGCTGAACCGTAAAAAGAAAAATTCTCTGGTTTAGAAAAATCAATATGTGAATGAAATTTATTATTCGCCCTTACAACATCTCTTGCAAGTTCAGGAGATTCCAAGTCTTTTTTTATTTTTTCTTCTTGACTTTTTGTAAGAACCTTGTTACCTTTATTAAATAAATCTTTTGTGCTCATTTAGTCAACCCTAAACTTGAAAATTTCTTCCTGCTCTCTCAACTCGCCGTTGATTGAAAACATTAATTTAATTCCATACATATAACCCTTTTCTAAAAGGGACATATCAAAATCAAAATAACTACCCAAAGCGTCGTAAGAAACCAATGTATGTTCGTTGCTGGTACCATCTGTTCCAATACCATAATCGAGAACTGTTTCTTCATCTACAAGTCGAACAATCTTGTAGTAAATCTTCTCGACAATCAAGTTTTCAATTTCTTTACTTGCTACCGTATAAATAGTTGGATTCCAATCTTTTTGTCTGGTGTAAATCCTGAACTTTGCGGTTTCCTGCCTTGTGTAGGAGGTTTTCAAGTTAGTGATGTCTATTACATAATCTATTTCACCAGAATTGGTATTTGAACCATTCTGGATTATTGTTATCTCGCCCTCGTGAACAAGAGTCCTGTCTACCACTGCCGTACCACCGTTAGCAGCGAAGTACCACTGGTCGTATATTTTAGATACAGAAGACTCATCCAAAATAACGTCTACATAATAGACGCCTGTAGACTCGTTTACTGCCTGTATAAACTGTACATCAGGGTCGAGTGTTGCTTGAGTTGTCCTTGCTTCGTCCGTATAAAATCTTACGTATAATTCTTCATCTGGTTCAGGAGCAGTGAAATCCGACCTTACGCCTTCAAAGGAGTTATATAAGTAAACTCTCTGCGTATTTTGCAAACTTGAGTTTGTTTTTCTCTTTGCATAGAATTTACCTCTGTCATCAGCAATTCTGGAAGCATCTCTTGCCTCAATCGCTGGGCGCTTGAAGAAAAATTCTGATGAGCGAGAGAAGAATTTCTTCGTATAAAAGTTTTGCTCTTGTGCTCCGCTTGTTAGTGCGCCGTCCATAACAATAGCAAAACCATTGTCTGTTGTTCCGTCAAAGATACTCTGGATATGAGTTGTGATATCTACCTCTAAATCTTCTTCGCCAGTGTCGAACCTTTGAGTTCCAATAAGAGTTTCAGTTCCCTGTAGAGCACCTGCTGTTGTCCAAGCAGTTGATACTATTCTGTTAGTCCAACTTGCCACATCTTCATCTTTATAAGATTCCATGTCCAATCCATTACCTTCGATGAAACCTTCTGCGAGAGCATAGACATTTACATCATAATTTCTTGCGAGAGTAAAAGGATGAACTGCATTGGTTAACTTTAACACAAATTTAACAGTAGTCGGGAATACATCATTATAATAAGATTTAATCGAATCAGTATCAAACTTAACAAGGATTCTTGCTTCTTCGAGTTTATCCGCTTCAACATCAGGTTTTGGATTTTGCCCATATATAAAAAATACTTCCAGGGCGTCAGAAAGACCCATATTTGCATCGGTACCTCTTTGTCTTAGATTCTCTTTATAAGCATTTGTGATAGTTGTATCAGCAGTTGCGTAAAACTTTTTTACAGACATTATACAATCACTCCCTTTATATCGAACTCTGGATAACGAATTTCATAAATTACGTTTTTTGGCATTTCGATAAATCTTCCATCAGCAGAAGTCATCTTTTCTAAATTAAACGATACATCAGAGTAGACTCTATCTGCAATATCTCCATTCTTCTTTATAATCTTGACATCGGTCACGTCAAGAATGCCTTCAACATTTCTCAGTTCTTTATAAACATCCGTAACAAAGAAAGGTTCGCCAATATCTGGTAATCTCTGAAACCTTTCTTGTAATCTTTCATACGCTGCTGATAGAACTTCAAATTTTGTTCTTTCCAAGGAACCAACAGCAACAAACTCTATGGATAAATTGATGACTCTTGCATCTAGAATGTCAATCGTGTCGTTTATCATCTTGTTCTTTTGTAACCAGGTCTTTACGTTATTTTTCATAACACTGTTTGCCTGTGTCAAAATTCCTGTCTGGTCTTCTGAAATCACATACAAGTTTAAATTCCTTTTCAGAGAGTCACTGTCTCTCATAATACGGCAGCGCTTGACTGAACCAAATTTAGGGGGCATCTGGTAAACAAACGATTCATAATCTTGTTGCGTGACTGCTCTATTTTGTGTTGCGAACGTGTCTCTTATTCTGTGCCTTAACTCGTCAGTGTTTGGTATATCTATGTCACCAAGGATGGGTTCTTCATTATCAATCTCCAAGGAATTAACAACATCATTCACCTTAGAAGCGTCTAAAGAAACTACGTCGTTAAACTCCATCTTGTATTCTCCAACACTGTTCAATTGACCCACTCTTAGATTCACATTCTGTACAGTATTTATTCTATAAGTAACCGTAAGAGTGGTGTTAGAAGGAGCAACGCCGAATTTATCACTCTGTATTAACCTTGTTGGGTCAAATGTCGTATCTTGAATATAATTTTTACCATGAATGTCCAAAATAGAAGTCTGTGGTTCTGTCAAAAAATCTTTTGGAACTTCTGAGTCAGCGCTCGCTCCAAAGATAATCTCAGTTGTTCGAACATTTCTGTTTTTAATAAATCTTCTTGGGACAACAACTGGTTTTAATATCTCCGATGCTTGGTCTCCTGTAGCATAAGTTCCCTCTGATGATGTTGTTGTCATTCTGTTCGTTATACCTCTGTAAACAACATTCTGACTTAAATAATCAACTTCAAAGTACTCGTTTCCTTCGGAATCAACAATTGAAACGACTTCAGATACGTCAAGAGCATCAAGGGTAATTTTATTAAACTTCTTGTAAGCGCCGATGGGGATAAACTCGGTTCTAAGTTCTCCAGACATTACTTGACCATAAGTTTTTACTGCGTAATGAGTAGGATTTCCAGTGGTCTCATCCACTCGGGCGACTCTTATAGAAGCACCAGGATTACCAAAGTGGACATCCTGATTCAACATGAATGCCGCACCTGTTGTTCCTGTGAATTCTGCTCCTTGTTTTAATACAGGCACATAACTCATATCTGGACCTATGCCAGTAGTTGAAGCAGGTACAAGAACATAAAGTGACGCTGTGCCATATGAAGATGCTGCGCCACCAAACTTATATCCTAGTTGCCTACCAAGTCTTAATATATTATTATATTCTGTCGCAGTCTCTACGAAAGTTTCATTTGCTTGATAGTCGATATAGAATGAAAGAATGTCACCGATATAAGCAACAGTGTCAATTACAAGAGAACCAAAAGATGCTTCGTTAAAATCTCTGTAAGTGTTTGGATAATACCTTCTAATATAATCAATTAAGTCTGATTTAATTGAATCAAACTCACGACTTGTGTATTTTATTGATACTGCTCGCTTTTTACTCATCTAATTGATTCCTCACTATAATTCTAATTAGTTCCAACCTCTATTTCCAGTGAAGCAAAAAGGTCGAATGGAATAATGCGAAAATTCATGTCTAAATGAAGACCATTTCCACTTGACTTTCTAGTATCGAAAGAATTAAAATTAACTGATTGAACTTCAATAAATGGCATATAAAATTTGACCTGGTTTCTTATTCTAGACTCAATTTCTGAATGAGTTGAATTTGAATTATTTTCAAAAAGATAGTTTCTAAGACCTACTCCGAAATTAGGTTCCATCATTCTTTCGCCTGGTGCTGTTAATAATAACATTTTTAAGTTTTGCTTTACAAGGTCTATGTAATCTTTATTTAAAGCATATCCATCTGCTGGGTCTTTTTGAAGTGGAAGTTTTGGTGATAATCCTCTAGACATTGATTTTCTCCTCACCCTAAATAGGGCAAACTATTTTATTTTATAGTTGCTGCCTAAGAGCATCAACCTCCTCTAAAAGTTCTTCTCTCTCTCTTTCAAGTCGTGTTCTTTCCATCTCCAAGAATGTCTTGCGATTACTGTTACCCGCTGAGAATGCCCTTGCTATCTCAACAGGTATCTCTTCAAGTCTTTCTTCTATTTCTTGTATTCTGAGAGATTTAGGTAAAATTTGATTATTAATTTCTTGAACTCTGACCCTTTCTCTGTCTTCATCTCTTCTTCTTTCCGCATCGGACCTCTGAGATTGCTGTGTTGCCAAGTCTCTTTCATCAACTGGGTCACCGCAATAAGGAGGCAACCTCAAACCTGCATCTTTAATTTGATTTCTCGCCTCTTGACCTTCATCCGAATCGGAATTAAGAAGTGATGCTGGTAAAAATATACCTAAACCAAGAGCATGGAATGCCTGGGCAATAGGAGTAAGAGGAAAAATTAATGGAAGAGCAGCATTCAATCCACCTGCGATTGCGCTAGTTGGAATATTAACACAAGCAAGTTTTGATAAGAATGATAATCTTGACGCAAGTTTAACTGCTGGGTCATTCCTTTGTACATATTTTTTAAATTCCATTAACGCTGCATCTCTTGCCATACGCAACGCCATAGCAAACAGACCGCCTAAACCAGCAAAAGGATTACCCCAGCATACACCGTTAAAACCAAAGTTGTAAGAAAATTCTGTACATGGTGTGTCGAAAACATTATTATTAAAATCAAACAATTTAGTAAGACCACTTGAACCTCCAACAGAAGAAAGTGCCTTATTTTGTTTGCTCCAATCGTCTTTTTCTGGTGTGATTGCATAGAATAAAGAAAACAGATTGTCTCTTGTTTCTCCGAAAGAATGAGATGTCGATTCCATACGAGATACGGTTTCCATCTCATGAATAGAAAGAGAAGATGCATAATCTTCCAAAGGAAAAAAAGTAGTAAATAAAGCAGATTGAATTAATAAAATTTCTGGGTTTCCTCTTTCTATTATCGGAATCACCCATCTCTCCGTAACGCCATCGGGCATCAAATATGGTTCGTAATTATTCACAAGTTGAGGACTCAGAGTATTTGTTACTAATGAAAAATACTCTTTCCCATCTTTTCTATAATAAACAAATGGATTAATAAAATCACCTGACTGACCAGAACCATCGACACGCAATAAAAGACCTCGACCATTCATTTCAGTTGCTTCTGAAATCACTGGTAATTCTTGTGACGAAAATTTATACAAAATTCCTGTCTCACCAGTTGACGGTATCAAAAGTGCATCCATTAATCCTCTTGCAATTATTTCATACTCTTCTTTCAAAACCTTTCTTAGTAGAGAATTATTTTTATCATTTTTCCCACCGTAGGCATTCTCTACTTGTTCAATAAAATCTGCAAAGTAGTTTGGAAGGTCTCCCGAAAAAGTATCACCAGAGGAACAAGAATCACCCTCGACTGGTTTAGAATATCTGTTCATGCTATCGCTCATCTTTTCAATAATATATGAACATTTGAGGTCTGTTATTCCCGTCCCTCTTCCTTCAAAAGTAGTGAGTGTGAGAATTCCAGAAACAAGAGTTTCTATAATGTAGTGTCTAAACGTTGCTTTGATACATGCTTTCATCATTGCAGTTTCGAGTGGAGACATTTTTGGTTTTTCTCCATCTGGTGATGGATTCAAGTCTAGACACATTGCCTCCTGCATTCCATCTCTTACTTCTTCGATTAATTGAGATAATTTTAAAAGATGCGGGTCACACTCTGGTGTTGGTGTTGGTCCTAGATTTATAAACTCCATTATATATCTATCGTAACTTGGTCCAGATGGGTCTGCTCGAAGAGTCTGATAAGATAAATACTTTGACTTTTCCAACATCTTCATCAAGACCTTATAAATGTTATCTCTCACATTTTTTGCAATAGAAGCAGAAGCAGATTCGAATGCTGACCTTCTTCTGTCCTTTTCTTGTCTATTAATATTTTCTATTTCTAGCGATTTGTTGAATATTGCTTGAATGCAGGTTTCCTTATTTCTCGGTTTATCAGAACCAACATTTTCATTCATAAAAGATATTATGCCTTCATTGATTTCTCTTTGACCAAAATATTCTTTATCGTTAATACTGATAGAGTTGCCTAACAAGGAATCTGTTTCACAGTCTCTGTCTTCTTGAATAAAATCATAAACAGGAATAGATGGTTGAATAGGAGGTTGCTGAATCGTAGGGGGTTCTTCCTCCCTTGCATTTTCCTGTGGTGTTGGTTCGCCATTTCCACACTCATTATCTTCTAGGGAATTTGTATCATATACAGGTTGATTCATTTCCTCTTTGAGATTTTTTATTTCTCTTTCAAGTTTTGCCTGTTCTTGTTCTAGTGCATTTTTTTGCAAGTCTAAAAATCTTTGTCGAGCATAATTCAATGACGCTCGTGCTACTAATATTTCATCATCAATGGATTCCAGTCGTTCTTTTATTTGAGCGAGGCGAACTGCTTTGGCACCAATATCTTTTTTTATTTCATCAATTCTTTTTTCTTCATCAGTTCTGGTGTCTTCTATCTCCTGCGGTTCATTCATCCTGTCCAACACCTCACAGTGTGAAAGTTCTGTTACTTTTATCTTAGAAACATTTTCATTCTGTTTTTTCAGTGCCGTTTTCATTTCTTCGAGTTGGTCTAGCAAAGGACTATCCATTCCTTGCATTTGCTCGAACAATTCCTTTGCCTTGTCGATAGAACTAACTTCAACCGTTGGAATTACAATTTCTAATGAATTGTTAGTGGATTCACCAAACTCTGGTTTTTTATAAAAATCTTCAAGATGCGGTATTGGTTTTCTCTTTGTAACCAAAACCGTTTTAGTGAACTGAGGTCCGACTGGTCTGTTCCCTGGTGGTTCTGGAATCGGTCCCAACATATCATATTCTTTTTCTTCTTGTTCTTCTACTTCTAAGAAAAGATTTTGTGCATATCTCAACCCTTCCTCTGAAAAAGAATTATAAGTGCTTCTAAACATGCTAGATAAAGTAGATTCAAATGTATACTCGAACTGAGCATCCATGAAAGGCATAACGCCTGGAATAGTGTTTCCCTGCTCATCCTTTGCACAAAAAAGGTTTGGACCTCTTCTATCAGAAAGCGCATCCCCAAGAAGTTGTTCTGCTAATTCTGCGTTTCTTTGTCTCTCCCTTTCCATTTGGTCTCGGATTTCTTCATCAGTCAATCCCTTTCCTCTTAACAAGGCATCACGAACAGAAGAGTCTGGTGGACAAATAAAATCCTCTGGTAAACCTTCAATTATAGTTCCCAGTTCGTCACATATCGTCAAGTCCATAGAACCAGATACCGAAAGGAAAAAGTCTATAACCTCTTGGTCAGTATCAAGTTCTAGTTGACAATAAGAAGTTTCCAGTAGATTCTTGACGATATCGAGTGTATCTCTGTCTGGTTGCCCTCTCAATAAGTCACATAACTCTCTCAAAGAAAGAAGGTTCGCAAGGTCGTTCATCAAGTTCCTGAACATTGTCGGGTCAACAAAACCAGCATCGAACAAATCTTGCATTTTGTCTTGCAGGTCAGCGAGGACGCCTTCTAGTTCAGGAGGGTTTGGACCACCTGACTGTTCCTTGTCTCTTTTGTTACAACTATCAAAGAAAGCGCCGAGCAAGTTTCCAACAATTGAAGAAATAACTTGTGTGAGAATACCTTCTAACTGTTGGCGAAGAGTCTTGAAGAATGCATCTGAAATGTCATCTGTTGGTAAATCATCTGGTTGTAGAAAATCTAATAATTTACCTTCCTTGTGTTCCTTTTTTAATTTTTTAAATTCTTTTTCTAAAATGTCAAAATCTCTTTTCAACATTTTTAAAGAACGAACAGGTACATCTGGCATTAAACACTTTGCTGATTTTAAAGCAATCTTGCCAATATCAACTTTATTAATAAAATGCTTATATAATTCTTCTGCGTCTTTGCTGATGATTTCTCCCATTTTGGAAGACTTATCTGGACTCAGAGTAGGATTTCCAGCAAAATCTGATTGTTCCTTTCTCTTGTTATATGCCTCTTCTCTTCTGTCTACATTTGAATAATAATTGTTTTCTTTTTGAAGTTCTTCTATTGTCTTTACTTTTGGACCTTCTGCTTCTGCCTCTTCTTGATTTTTAGATTCCTCTTTTTTTGGTATAATTTTAACTGGTTTGTGGTTCACAAATGTAGTAACAAATTCTTTCCAAGGTGTTTCCAGTTCTCCCTCGACGATGAAGTTCATATTCATTATGAGGTCTTGTGTTCTTCTCTCTGAACCGATTCGAGACCTGTATTCTCTCATCTGCTCGTTGAAGTTATAAACTTCGCCATTATCTGCGTGAAACTTTACCATACCCGCTTGGGCATATTTGTTCCAATAAAGTTTTAACACTCCCTTGTCTTCAAATATCTTCTTTCCAGTCTTAGCGTAATCTGAATTTTTACTTGCAATATATTCTATATTTTTAGGAACATTTCTAATTGCTGATGCTGTAATCTTAGGAAAGAATGCTAGTACCTTTCCACCCTCTGAGATAAATTCTTCCTTCTTTTCCTCAATATCTCTTATCTTGGTAGCAAGTTTTTCAATCTTTGACTTAAAATCTTCTGTTCTATATTCTTCTCTATGTGCAAATTCTGGTTCATCATTTTCAAGAGGTATAATATTTCTTA